AAGGAACTTACCACCGCTGGCGCTGTTCGACTCGCTAAGTCGCTGAAAGAAAAGAAAGAGGATCTGGATACACTCACGGACATTAACACGCGCCTTGATGTGGAGCGCGAACTAAGAACCCTTGCTGTTGATCTCAAGAAGAAATACGACAGTGATCAAATTGAGTTACTAATTAAATTTTTAACTAAATAATTAATCATGCAGATGACAATCGCGCCAACTCCTAAGAATGGCAGTGCGCAAAAAGTTCAGGTCATTACCGACCAGCCCGTTAACATGGTATACATCACCAGTAAATACGATCAGTTCAAAACATTGGCTGATAACCGGGAAGTTAATTCTCTCCATGTAAAACGCCTCGTTGAATCATTCAACGAAATGCACCTAGTGTGTCCGATCATCGTCAATGAAAAAATGGAGGTGATCGACGGCCAGCACAGACTACAGGCGAGTATTGAAACGGGTATGCCGATCTATTATATCCAAGTGCCCGGCTACGGCATCAAAGAAGTTCAGCGCCTTAACGCGAATCAAAAGAACTGGACAAAGATGGATTTTCTTGAAATGTATTGCTCTCAGGGAAAAAAGACATACCTGGAATTCAGGGCCTTTATGGAAGAGTTCCCGGACCTCACATTCCAAGCATGTGAGCGTATACTCACCGGGTTTAGTCACGGCACGCGCACCGGCCGTGTTGAGGGTAAGAGTGTTCAAATGATGGATTTTCAGGAGGGAAAATTAACGATACCTAATCCAGGCCTTTCACTAAAGAACGCAAAGAAGCTGATGGACTTCAAGGAATTCTACGAAGGATTTACCAGGGGTTCTTTTGTGTCGGCGGTCGTTCCGTTGTTCAAAAGTAAAAACTACGATCATAAGGAAATGATCTACAAACTCGGTGTTGCTCCGATAAAATTAACGCACTGCCAAAACGTAGCGCAATATCGAATGCTCGTTGAGAATATCTACAACTGGAAGCGGCAGAAAGAAAACAAAGTATCATTCAGGTACGAATAAAAAAAGCCCCAGCTACTAACTAGGGCTACCCAACCGGGACCAACCTTTTAAAAAGTTGATCTCTTAGGGGACAAAGATAGATTAAAAAAGAACTCTTAAAACCAACCGGAGAAATTATGAAAACGATTAACCACTTTCTAAACCACTGCTTAAAATGGGACTCTTTAAAAAACTTCTCCGGGTGGCGCTCCTTGCTGTCCTTCTCGGAACCGTTGTATCTGCTTGCTCAGACGACCCGGTCCAGGAACTTGAAGACGTTGGCTGTGCGCCCAATCTACCTGGATGGCCTTGTTGCCTTCCTAACCCACCTCAAGGTGCTTGTGATTGAAGCATGGACAAATAATAGATTACGTGTAGGAATGCTAGTGGGGTTGGTGGCGGTGCCATCCTGGTACTGCCACCTTTTGTTCTCCATTGATACACGGATAGAGGGCTTTTATTACGTCAACTTTGCTTTCTACTTCAATACAATTCGCCCCTATCTCGCTGGAATATTTTTAGCAACTGGGGTGTTCATAGCGGCCCCGCAGAAATGGCAGTTTAGGTGGTGGGCGCTCCCGGTGGTTGTGTTCTGTGTGACGGAAATATACGCTGAATCCTTCTACACTAAATGGTCTGACTTCTATGAGATCATGCCGGGCTGGCAGGTGTGGATCATTGGAATATTTGCCGTCCCTGCTTTGTACTTCTCACTTAATTATCTGGCTTACCGGAAGTATCATTTGAAAGATGGAACGGCTGCACGTTTGATCGGCATCGTCAAAACTCCCGGTATTTCATTGGAACAGAAGATGGACATAATGGAGTCGCTTGTAAAAGAGTCTGAAAATTTTAACAGTCGCATATGAAACGCATTTTCGATTGGATTGAAGAACATTTCCCGCTTGCGCTGGCGGCCCTCTTTATAGTCGTTCCCTTTTGGCTGCTGTACAAAATATGCGCTGGCGCTTATCACTTACTGGATAAACTCATTGATAAACTCTAACCCCTATGAACACACTCACTGACCGTAAAACAGGACTAGGCCATCAGAAAGCTTCCGAAAAAAAGAATCTGCTCGATGCAATGATGGACCTGCAAAGCGCCGGGAACAAAGTACTGAAACACACCAAACTGTTTATGCTTATTAACGAGGCCATCCTTGAGGCTAATTCACTGGCTTGTGCAGCAGAGGACAGACTAAATGATGCGGCATGACACTTGTAAAGGTTCCTACAGATCAGCGGGATTGCATTGCCAAAGAAATGGCTGACTTCGGATATACTGTAAGATTCTACACCATTGAAAATAATCCAGATGTAATGCAATTGGAGATAGACGAATCAGACCCGGTCATCCTTTTTTACTTAGGCAAGGCTTGCGGAAGTGCGATCACATTTAAGAATTTAAAAAAATTAGTCTAAGCAATGGACGCTAAATATCAGAAGTCATGGGAATGTTCGATACATTAAAAATAAACATGGATAAACTTCCACTTACACCGGAAGAAAGAAAAGGACTTGGTAAAGAACCTTGGTTCCAAACCAAAGATTTTGATTGCACTCTCACGGAAGTGTACATCACTGACGAAGGAGAATTAAAAATAAATCGGTGGGAATATGAATCTGTACCGATGGAAGAAAGGCCGCACCCGAATGAAGAAGGACTGTTAGGTATAGTCGGTTCTCTCCGCCGTGGCAATGAACGACTTGAAACAATTCCTTATCACGGGTATGTGAACTTTTACACCGATGGGAAAGATGATAGGTGGTATGAGTTCAATGCAAAATTTACTGATGGAAAACTTGTTGAGGTCACAAAATCAATAACCGCTTTATGACCACTGCAAAACTTAAACCTACAGAGTATCGCGGGTTCTGCGTTAATCCTGTATTTGATTTCCAAAATGGAAAGGGAGATTTTGAATTTTACCGCCTGTCCGATCCTGAGGAGTCAGGGCTAATGAGATTCAAAACACTTGAGTACGTTAAGGCTGAAATTAATGCACGGCTTGAAGATCGTCCGGAAATGTTTGAAGTCAATGTAACCCGTGACGTAACAACCGTATGCCGTGGCCTTCTTAACGCTTTGGATTATGCAAGATTCTGGAAAGGCAATTTGATAGCAGAGTTTAAAAACATTTGAGATATGGCAATGGGTTCGCAGGACACGAAAGATTCATTTATACCAAAACGTAAAAGGTATCGTTGGGGATTACACAAATGGCAGGCCTGCAACCCATTTTTTTAAACAAAAGTATATCTAACCCCCCTCACTCAATAACAAAAAAGGATTTAATCACACCAAATATTAAAAATTATGTTCAAAAAATTGGAAAACAATCGACCCTTTTTAAAGCTGGCCCTTGAAGGGTTCGCCGGGGACGGTAAAACATATACCGCCTCAGAGATCGCGATAGGTGTTCATAAACTTATCGGAAGTAAAAAGCCTATCGCTCTATTCGACACTGAACGAGCCCTAAAAGCACTCAAATGGAAATTCGATGATGCCGCTATTGAGTCGGTGATTGAGGATGAAGAAAGAAGCCTTTTAGCCCTGAATCAATCAATCAAGTGGTGCGAGGATGGTAACGCCGACATTCTCATTATCGACTCCATCACCCATGTTTGGGAAGAATTTTTACGGGCCTACATGAACCGGCCAGATAAGAACGGCAACCCGACGAAACGTAACCGCCTTGAGTTTCAGGATTGGGGAGTACTGAAACCTCAGTGGAAAGAGTTGTTTTCTACACCGTTCGTGATGGCTAAGTGTCACATCATTTTCACCGGCCGCGCTGGCTATGAGTACACAGATGAAAAGAACGAGGACGGCAAGCGCGAGATATATAAGTCCGGTATCAAAATGAAGGCCGAAACGGAAACCGCCTTTGAGCCGGACATCCTGGTTCTCATGCAAAAGGTTACCGACCTGATAAGCGAAAAGAAAACGATCTACCGCGAGGCAATGATTGTGAAGGATCGGACGACACAGATCGACGGTAAGACTTTCAAAAATCCAACCTTTGAAAATTTCTACCCGGCAATAAAAGTCCTGCTGGACGGAACGCTGCGCGAAGTTCACGGCGCCACCATCCCCGACACGTTTGAGGAATTTGAAAACCGTTTCAGTGAGTGGGGAAAAGAACGGGATGCAATGATAGCTGAGATCGATGGATGCTTTGAAGTGATGGGCCTCGGGACCGGCGCCAAAGACAAGCAGGTAAAAGCCTGGACCCTTAGCCGTGTGTTCAAAGTCAACAGCATGGAAATGGTTGCCAGGAAGGGTAACGCCATCATTCGTGAAGGAATGGGTACTATCCGGAAGTTCGCCGACAAATACAAAGTATATCTGAATCAGTGCCTTGACGCCGGTATCAATCCGGATGGCGAGAAGGTGAAAGAGCTTATGAAGGAGTTTGTTTCGGAGCCTGAGACAGAACCAGCAAAATAGGGAACCATGACCACACTAAAAGAAAAACTGGATTCGATACGGGCTGCGCTTGACGTTGATGTTATTGGTGTGGACATCAGCTCACTCGTAGAGCAGGGCAAATCGTTGGCGCAGCTTATCGGGTTGAGTGCTGAATGTAAAGCAGAATCAAAGGCAAAATTAGAACGGGCAAGGGCAACGGCCTTCGCTACCCTGACGGATGATAAGCTCCCGCCCTCCGTTCTTTTAAAACTCATCGATGCTAACTGTGCCGATCAGATCCGCGACTTTGAATACGCCGACCGCCTTAACGCCGGAATAACTCATCAGCTTGACTTTTATCGGTCTGTGATCAGCCTTCATAAAACCGAATTGGAGAACAGTTTGAAATGATTCAACGGATAACGAAGTAACTCTAAAAAGTAATGGAAAACTTTCTAGTTAATGAATTGACGAAAGAGTACAATGAACTCAACAAACAGCCGTTTCGTTTTCCAGATCAGTTTCGTAATGGTTACAAGTCCTGTATAAACGATCTTAGAATTATCCTGAAGGAAAAACCGCAGGAGGAAATTGACCTCAAAAAAATACGCAGTTTAGCCGCGCAATTAGTCCGTGATTTAGACGGGCACCGATTAGGCGTTTTGCCTAGAGTGACACTTAACCAGCTGATCGAAGCCCTTCAACCACAAAAACTATGAGCCAGCGCGAAATAAACGACATGTTCAAAGATGTTACCCGAAAGGTAACACCTACAGACTACGGGGAAGATGATCCGAAGGAAACAAATAGACTTTGGGATGCTGTGGGTCTGGCTGCTTACGGAATGCTATGTATCCTTATCGGCATGGTGCTCCATAGCTTTATAATATGGTTAATGAGTTAGTTTCATTGAAGAACCTGTAATGGTATGAGAACAAGCGGTGTAATTGAAACTCAAGGTAGATATGTCTGGAAAATAACCGAAGAGGCTATTGTTAAGGCTAAATACGGAAGTATGGCAACCAAAGACCTTGCTATTGAGATCGGGTGTACTATAGATCAATTGAACAACAAGGCCCGTAAGTTGAAACTTTGCAAGGGTGATTACTACCGATCTAAAATAGTCACACCGAAAGCAATGCGTATGCTTGAGTTGATCAGATTGCTTTTACGGCATGAACCGAATAACACTTTGATTGAATCACTGGGTATCAGCATGAGAGCAATTTACAGATACATAGCAGTGTTTAGATTCATGGGGATAGAGGTTAAGTTGAATAACGGTAGTTATTACATCGAGTCTACTAACTGCCCGATATGCGGCAAACAAAAACCACACGAATGAAAACTGAAAAGAACGTAGAGAAGCATTTGCGCTTATGGTTACTGGCCGGTAATACGATCACCCATAACGAAGCGCAAAAGAAATGGGGCACGAATCGTTTGGCAGAGTTCATCCGGCGATTGCGTCATGATCGCGGAAAGCAATCACTGAAAATTGAAATGACAATGGTTTCAGAGAACGGCGATACCTATGGAGTTTATAAATGGATTCCTGATGAGAAGCCGAAAAGCAAAGTGAAAACAATCCTGGTAACACAGGATAGAGAATATCGACTCCGGTAGACGACCGGGGTTCAGGGCTGGGCTCCAAAGGTAAGGTGAAAAAGTCGATGAATGTCTGTTTCATGCCTAGCCCTTTTTTAAGATTTCATGGTCAGGGGTTTAGGTCGGTGCTTTCATATTCGGGCACCGGCCTTTTTCTGAACCACTGGAAAAGAAATTCTGTCGGCTGCTGAGGGTTTAAAAGACCCAATAAAGGACATGGGATTACCAAGCAGTTAGGACGTCCCCTCCAAACGACTTCGGAGTAATAGCGGCTAACCAATAGTCGAGCAGTCGTAAAAATCGGGGCGCCTCGGAAAGACGAGGATTTGACGGCGTGGCGAAACTGGTAGACGTGCGTTACCCTTTAGTGTGGGAGGCAGGCAACGGAAGGCGCGCTGAACGTTGTTTGTAGGTTCGAATCCTACCGCCGTCACAAACTATTGAGGAACGTATCCGGTGAGAGTTACCCGGTGACAAGCCGGGAAAGACCGGCAACTTTTTAAACCATAACTGTTAATTACTTTATAGATGACGGCTGATACATTTTATCACATCCGACTTTACAGCAATGGTAAAGTGGAAATATTTCAGAATGTATTTTATCACCACGTTCATGTTGTTGATGGCGTAGTTAGTTGGATTGAAATAAAATATAGTTCTCATAGGAATCGGGGTAATTGTACCAATTCGTCTCGATCAATGGAGGGTGTCTATGACACTATTATTGGGGATGATCCCCATTGGGATAACTATATCGATGCTGCACCACGAGAAAGGGAAATAATATTCCACGGACGATATCAAGCAGAACCAATACAAGGCCCACTTCGCCCATGAACAAGCGCCCTGACTCAGAATGCCTTTGCGGCCGAGATAAGACTAAAGTAACAAAGCCTTGTTGGTGGTGTTTGTACCTTAAACCAAAAGTGAAGTAATTGAACAACCTGTAAAAGAATGAGATATGGACGATGATTTTGAATTTAGCGAAGAAGATGAAGTAGCCGATTGCCCGAGCTGCGGCGATACTTACGACGATGCTGATGCAGACTTTCTTATCTGTAGCAAATGCGGTTATGATGCCGAAAAGAAAAACTTTGATCACCGGCGGATTGACAAATCAATGAAAGGTTACGGTATTGATTCTGATGTAACGCACAGAGTCAACCGAAATATTTGAAGTTAAAACAAAGGGGGATGAATAAACAGGGATGAGAGTACTGAATTTATATGCTGGTATAGGGGGAAATAGATTCTTTTGGAAGGATGTGGAAGTTACAGCTATTGAAACGAATGATGATGTGGCGGCTATATATCGAAGTTTATTCCCAGATGACCAGGTGCTAGTTTGTGATGCCCATACGTATCTATTGAAACACTTCGAGGAGTTTGATTTTATATGGGCTTCTCCACCATGCCCAACGCACTCGAAAATGATGCGAACTAATTTTGTAAGGCATAGGCAGCGCGCGTACCCAGACATGAAATTGTACCAGGAGATTATTTTACTGAAAGAATTTTTTAAAGGGAAATGGGTGGTTGAAAATGTCAAGCCGTATTATCCCATGTTGATTCCCGGAAAAGAGATAGAACGGCATTTGTTCTGGTCAAACTTTCGCTTGTCTACATTTAAAGTTTCCAAGCCGATTAGAAAAAATATTATAGACACATCATTTGACGAACTAGTGGATTGGTTGGGATTCCCGCGGGAAGTGTTTGAAAAAAGTATTTATTTCCCTGGTAGCCATGACAGAACACAAGTGGTTAGGAATTGCGTTCATCCCGAGATCGGGTTACATATTTTTAATTGTGCTCAGGGAATAATGAATTATAAATCAGGGTCGCAAATGACATTTTGTGAATTGGATCAAAAACTAAATCAGGGATGAGAGATAAAGAAAAAGAGAGTTTCAAGGGGAGAATTACCAAAGGTTTAAATGGCGCTTAGGGATCAACCATACATACCGCTGTACGTCCAGGATATAATGACTGATGAGAAGTTGAACGAATGTTCAGCGGCAAGTCATGGCATTTATATCAAGGGAATTATGTGCCTTATGCACAAGTCTGAGCAATACGGTAAGATTTTGTTGAAACAAAAGGATCAACAAACTGACAACAAGCTCAGGAATTTTGCTGTCAAAATTAAGAAGCATACCCCTTACACAGTGGAGGAAATAGAGGCTGCTTTGTTCGAATTATTGGCCGAAAAAGTACTGTATATCGAGGGTGATTCACTCTGCCAGAAGCGAATGATTGAAGATAATCACATCTCGCAAGTGAGGTCGGAGGCCGGAAAAACCAGCGCAGAGGTTAAAAAAACTAACAAAAAGAAAGTAAAGAAATTTGTTGGAACAAAAGCCTCAACAAACGGTACAACAAAACCACCAACAAACACTGAATATGAAAGTGAAGTTGAAAGTGAATCTGGTTTTAAATATGAATTTAAAGAGTCGGCTGAATTTGAAAAACCAGACTTCCCAGGCGAAGATATAATTTTCCCGATCGATACCCCGGTAGTCCGTGAACTGTGGAGCCGGTGGAAGCAATACCGATGGGGCGAACATAAGCTCAGGTACGGTATGATGGGAGAACAGGCGGCGCTCAAACAGCTTGAGGGGATGGACTACCCCAGGATTGAGGGAGCGATAATGAAAGCGATTGAAGCAGGATGGCAAAACTTATACCCGGAGAAAAATGGAAGAGCAAACAACCCAAAAAGCACTAACAAAAAGCAGCAGCAAACCAGCGACACTGGCGACTACCTCAAAAATCACTATGCTGCGAAAAGAGGTGGAACTGCGGAAGGTTCGCAGAACTGAAACCGCGCTGGCGCTGGCTTCCGGTAAGTTCGACCAGGTAATAGGCTCCGTGGGTAATAGCGTTTCCACAATCCTTAACCGGCCTAATATTCGGATGCTGGCGAAGGCAGTGGATCCGCTGGCGCTCGAAATCTTCCTTGCCGCACAGATTCAAAAGCTTACTGAAAACGTCAACATCGACCAACGGCTGAATATCCAAGCTCACCAAATCCCCATCATTGCCGGGCAGTTGATCGAACTGTACCCGGTTGAAAGCCTGGAAGATTTCGTGCTATGCTTCAAGCGCGGCGCCACCGGATTCTATGGCTCAATCTTCCGCCTGGATGCTGCGGTACTGAACGAATGGATGCGGGCCTACCTGGAGGAAAAGTATTCAGCCGTCGAGACTGAAAAAGCAAAGCAGAAGATGGAAGCCGATGCCGGTCATGCAATCAATTACGAGGCCTACAAGGAACGATTAGCAAAGCAGGCAGCAGAACCTCCACCACTCCCGAGTAACGTAAAGGATAACGAGTATCAGCGCTACAAACTGGAAAGAAATAGGAAGATTGAATTTCAAAAGAAGCTGCACCGGGAATCATCAGAGTTTTACGCGAAGCAAGGTAAGACGGGATTTGAGGTTAAAGTGTTCAATGATGAATCAGGCTTTGAGATCCTTGCCGAGAATGAAACAGACGCTTTAGAAATTTACAAAATAGCGACAGAAAGGAAATGATCAACCAGGGAACCTATGGAAAATAAAAAAGTGAACAGTAAAGCAGTGATACCCCTCCAGGATAAACTAGAAGCAATGGCAAGGTTCATGGGTGGAGTCATTCATGATCTTCCTGATGGTTTTGGTAATATAAATCGAAGGGTATATTTCCTTCCTGGTAATAACCCGAACCCACACTGCAACGCCGGAACCTATAAACGTCCTATCGATTTAGAGTATCACATACGTTACGACTGGCTCCACAGAGTGTGGGAGAAGTTCCGCGACTTGGAATTTATTGCTTTCAACTACGGTGTTCATAAAAATCATTGCACTGTAATATCAAATGCCTTAGTAAACGGCACCATCTCAGAAGCATTTGATGCCTTGTATAACGGGATAGAATTTGTAAACGGATTGAAGAAATGAAAAAGGGTCAGTGTAAAAATGGGCATCACAATTTCCAGATCACAAGCAAGAAAGACCGTGAAGGCGTGGCTATCTGGGTGTGCGTTCATTGTCAGAAAAAAATAAGTTCAATGTAAAACAGCATGACCCCTTCTGACTCATTCTATAACTAAAAACTATGAACTATGAAAACAATATTTATCTTAAAAACAGTCAACAGCATGGGAGTCGGTTACTATGATGGTGAGCACAATTGGAGCGCACATATACATGAAGCTAAACAATTCAATACATATCCCGAGGCTGAATCTTTCTTAAAGGACGCCATTGTAAATATGGGATGGGGTGGCTTCATTCAAATAGAAAAATACTTCACTAATTAGCAAGCCTATGAAAACAGGAATTGAACTTATTGCCGAAGAAAGGCGTGAACAGATTGAAGCACACGGTTTTTCTGTTGATGCTGACGCTGAACAATATCAGAAAAATGAACTCATTGATGCGGCCATGTACGCCGTCACTAAAGAACGAAAATATTATCCGGAAACATGGGACTTTTGGTTCCATAATAAAATGATGGACAAAGAGAAGCGTATGTCAGAACAGGAGTTTTGGATTGAACGCCTTAAAATAGCCGGAGCGCTGATCGCAGCCGAGATCGACCGGGTTTCAAAAAGATAATGCCGAATGAAAGGTGACTCATTCTATAAAGACGTACCTCTAACAACCCCTATGCTGAAATTCAGAAAAATAACACCGAAACCAAAGTCAGACCTTAAAAAGTTGGAGGATAAACTATGGGACGTATTTTCGATTTTTATCCGTTTACGTGACTCTGATTCCCAAGGCGTCTGCAAATGCTTTACCTGTGGAGCGTTAAAGCACTGGACAAAGGGAGACTGTGGGCACGGTATTCCACGACAGCACAAAGCAACGAAGTTCAGCGAAATGAATAACCATTTTCAGTGTAAAGGATGTAACGGCTTTGAAGGTGGAGCGCGGGAAAAATACAAGGAAGCAATGGACAAAAAATACGGAGCTGGCACATGGGATAAAATATTAGTCGCATCAAAGCAATCGGTTCACTGGACAGCGACGGTATTGCAAAATAACATTACTTATTACACGGCGGAGGTCGCCAGACTGAAAGAAGAAAAGGGGATGGTTTAAAATTAAATTTATGATACACATTCACATCAAATGGATTTTAGTTATCGTTTTCACGCTTGCATACATCGTCACTATCTGGGCAATCAGTAAGCAAAGGGGCGGCGACTATTCATTTGGCCCTATCTTTGAATTCGGTGCCGCAACCCTTGGATACTTCTTCTTCTGGATTGTATGGCTAATAATTTGGTAACTATGGAAAGGGAGCGCATGATTAATACAGAAACCGAATACTTCATTGTCTCACTAAGGCATACAATGAAGTGGCACAAGTACATTACACTTTGGCGACCAGACAACAAAGGGTATTCATGGCCTTTGGAATTATCAGGACGCTATCAAGGATACGAACCTGGATACCATAACGATGGCATAGGCGAAAATATTCCGGTGCCGTGTGCTGATATACCGCCGTCATTTATTATCAAAGACGACGAAGGCAGGGATTGCATAGCACACAAACGCAATGTTGTTCAATTTATAAAAAAGTATGTTAAGGTGACCTATACACAGACCCTTCATTGAGAAAACTATGAGTAAAGTAATTACGTTTAGCAGAGTGTTTCCCTCTTATCATCCAAGAGCAGGAAAGGAAACATATTTCGTCGAGAAGGTTTGGAAATCGCTGTGCCCTAATGTACCGGACTTAATGAAGCGACCTTTTGTAGATCACATTGAGGCGTACAATAACCTAACAGCCAATACACCTACCGCTGAGTTGGTGGAATTTGAAGACCTTACACCCAAACACCACACCATCCGCGCCGGTCACCGTTGGAAAGTAGGGGATTGGTTCAGCCCTCGCGTGTGGTCAGGTAAGCCGTATAATTCAAAGCAAATAACCTTCGCGCCGGACATTCAGATTAAAAAGATTATAGATTTCAGCATCTTAAGCGGTGCAATCTGTATAGGTGAGTGGATTATGGACGGAGAAACGGAAGGCCATCACGAAACAGTCGAGCGCCTTGCTATGAATGACGGCTTGTCAAAGTCCGATCTGCTACAATGGTTCAGATACCCAAAAGCGTTTGACGGCCAGATACTTTGCTGGAATGGACAAATTGAATATTGACCTATGAAAATACACGTATACAACTCACCAGAAAATGAATTGCGTAAATCTGAGCAGCCGCCGAATCTTCCAAGTAGAATTGATTTTGCTTTCGGATATATTTACTATCAGGCTATTAATGATTATCAGGCAACCCTATCCCGCACAAAGAAAGAATCAGTTTTGTTTGAGGATCAGAAGCTACTACAGAAACTTTTACTTGTGCCAATCCTGAAACCCGATACCTTCTACTCATTCGATTTCGATGGAAAAGTGGAGGTGGTTACTACGATGTCTGATGGATGGATCCCATCTTACAACAACCCTGATAATTCAGGATGCGAACAACCTGCAGAACCTATTGATCTTGCTTACCTCATCCCTGTCAAACAAGAGGAAAGCCAGGATCTCGAAAGGATGGCCGAAGATTATGCCGATAGTCGTGAACGCAGGGGTACTTCTTATTGGCAAGGCTTAAAGATCGGTTACATGGCCGGGCATATAAAAGCTACCTCCTTATAACAAGTAAAGCAGAACTGAAAAAGTAGTAAATTTGAGATTATGGATAAAGTGAAACCGGTTAAGCCACTAGGTATTAAAAGTTATGGATCAATTCCACACCTGGTTGGCTCTCGGATGGGGCCTGCTGATCATCACGCCTCACCCGGGCAATGCCGGATAGCTACAGAGAAACCACGTGATAAGCATGACTATATAATTGTGCAGGAAAAGCTCGACGGCGGAAACGTTGGGGTTGCGAAAATAAACGGACGTATCATTGCGCTTACGCGGGCCGGATACACCGCAGTTGACTCGCCATATAAGACACACCACTCATTTGAAAAGTACGTGCGAGAAAATGAAGCCCGTTTTAATTCGTTACTGAATGAAGGTGAGCGCGTTTGTGGCGAGTGGCTTTTAACTGCCGTAGGAACAATATATGACTTACCACACGAACCATTTGTTTCTTTTGATTTAATCACCGGTACGGAAAGATTGTTATATTTCAAGGCCGCTGACCGTCTTAAAAGAGCTGGATTTATATTACCCCAATGCTTGAGTATTGGACAACCGTTATCAATAAACGAAGCCATGACAATGCTTGAAACATCCGGGCACGGTGCCACTGAATCTGTTGAGGGTGCGATCTGGAGAGTGGAGCGAAAAGGTAAAGTCGATTTTCTTTGCAAGTACGTTCGTCCTGATAAGGTTGATGGTAAATATTTGGATCATGATGTGTTTAACAAAATACCTCCCAGGTTTGACTACCTGATTTATACGACTTAACTCACCTTTTCAGAACAAGTAAAGCAGAAGCCCCACAGAAGCAGCCCGGTTACTTTTGCACTTTCTTTTCTTCCGCCCGCTTTGATGTTCCGAAGTAGTAGCCGAATACAGTCAGGGCAACGCCCTCGATAATACCCATGAGTTGGTGGAAAATTGGGCTGTGTTCGACTCCAGCGGGTTTCCAGATTACAGCGTACACCATTGCTATGAATGTAAGGAGGGCCGTATAACCAGCGGAATACATCAAGTGATCAGACTTACCGGTCTTTGCCAGCTCAACCTCACGGTTTCTTGCGCTCTCTCGGTCCTGAACTTCTAAAGCGTACATTTCGCGCTCGTGTTCAAAGATAAGCTTATCGAATTGGGCTTGTTGCTCCGGCGGTAGGTTCTTTCCTTTTACTGCGGCAGTTAGGATTGAAACAAAGGGCACGTGGTCGTCGATCTTATCGAGAACATCCGGAACGTGTTCCTTTACCCACTTGAATACGGCGGTATCTTTAAACTTCTTTCTCGGCTCACTCATACTAAGTCAGGAAAGGAGTTAATTCTATTCAGCCAGCCTTTCAGGAAGACCTTTAACGCTGGCTTGCGTTCGGATAGGTCAATATAAAACTGAGCCCTTGCAGCTTTAAATTGATTGTAGAGGCTGATTTCGTCGGCCCCATTGATCGCAGCAAGTGTCTTATCACCCAGTGCCCCGTCATCTTTTTGAACCAAAATTCTTTGGATCAGCTTTATAGCCTGACCTCCAATGTTCACGTACCCGTCGAAAAGGATACCAGCTATGGCCTGTGATTCGATTTTATCACCCTGCATTTTATCCCAGAACTTTCTTTTATAGACTTCTTTGGCTTGATCTTCGGTAAGGTTTTTAATATCAACATCGCCTTCTCCATCCCCGTCAAGGTCTACCATCCCGTCTATTTTACCATCGAGCCGGTCAGTTATTCCCCGGTTTGTTTCGCCGCCTGGATCTGCGGAATGATTTACGTACCCGCCTTCATGTGCTAGAACTCGCGGAATTTCTATTTCAAATTTTGCCATGTTATTTCTTTTTCTCAACCACCGTTAACCTCACTTCATGGTCCACTAGTTTATCATCGTGGATATCCTGCTTCCTTACGAGTCTATTTAATATTCTCACAAGTAAATATCCAAGAATACCCATAAGGGTAGCCATCACCCATCCGGGATCTATATGCCAGCCGGTTGACTCTGTAGCCTTAACGATTTGCGCAAGTATCATCGTCGTTTCCATATCACATCATAAAGTAAAAACATTATCGGGAGGCCGACCATCTTCGCCAAAGTCAAGTCTATTGGCAGCGGGAACCGTCCGAAGTGGATCGACATTTGCGCCTCGTTGTATGTCAAAAAGTACTCTCCAAACTGGATGGCCTGAATCACAAACCATATGTGGAATATCATCTTGTACTCGCCGAACACTTTCATCCATACTCTTATATAAATCAACATCACTATATTCAAGCAAATACCACCGATGTAGCTCGGCCAGCTTATCTCCTGCTCAGAAAACCAGAACAATTTATACACGGGTATTTTGTTCGGGTCGTCATAAATAAAACTATCCGGGTGTAGCTGCCACAAGTACCGGATAATTAAAGTCGAAAGGAGAAGCCATACTAAATTCCTTCGCTGCCTTTCCGTCATCCGCCACCAGGTGGTTTCGTTGGAGGCTTAGGAGGGTTTTCAGAGCTTGTTGAAACTTTCGGTTTCTTAATCTTTTTCTTTGACTTTGCCATTTTTGCGGTGTTTGTAGTTCGTTAACTCATTGCGGGATTTCATAAGCAGCCAATTCCAAACGAATATGGCCAGCCTATACCCGCCATAAGTTACTGAAAATGCCACTAAGGCCGCTAGTATCTGCATTGGTTTTTATTCTGCTTTCTCCGTGTCCTGCCTTAGATTTACAACTACATCATTATCGCGGATGGTAATTCGTTCCACTTTCGAGGCGTCTACATCAGCCCCGGCAATCACGAATGTTAAAATGTCTTTTTCTTCTTTAAGGATAGCGTTTTTCTTCGCTATGATTTCGTTGATAATCTTGATTTGGCCGGGTGATACTGGTATAATTTTTTCCATAATTAAATGTAATTTTTCCCAACCTTCACCAAGTAATCTGTTACTAGGTAGTTTATGTGACTGTCTGCGTTAAGATACCCGGCGACATTCTCGACAAGCGTCGAGCCTACAGCGTTGTCTTTAAAATTAAAGTCCCTCACTGTCATTCTCAACATCATAAATTCAATCAGGCTTGTGTCTGAACTTACGATAGGAAGATTATTTTGAATGTTACGCGCCGCTGCGATCATATACATTGCTTCCAATGACGCCGCAGACGTTTGGTCAACCTGATAAGCAACGCCACCCGTCGCTGTTCCGTCAAAAATCCTATTCACAAGATATACTCTAAATGCCACGCTGTCTGTGGTTTTCAGGGTATTCTTTTCCGCTTCTGTTAATGCTACTACTGCCATTTTATTTCGGTCGTTTTAAAGTTTTATTTTTTAGTTTAAGTCAATTATTCTGTAATACACTACTATCTGTGCTGTGCTGTCGCCTACCGTTGCATCTGTTGCTGTTCCGGCGATAAGCCCTATTGATAAGGCCCCGTTTATTTGACTAGCGATGGTTGTTTGCATACTGGTTAGTTGTGGCCACCTAGCTGAATACAACCCTGCTGTATTTAATACTGTGACCAACGGTGATGGCTGGGTAATAGCAGTGGCCCCAAGACGAAAGCCAAATGATCCAGTGGCCCCAGTAAAATCAAACTGAACCGTCCCGTAAATATGCCTATAGTACATGAATACAGGTTCAATAAGCAAACCAGCGCCGGGGGCCGCTAATAGTGTTATACCTGAATTGGGCATGGTCTTTATTTCTGCTGCTGTCGCTGTGTATTCAAGTCTTGTAAGTCCGGCAAAACTATCTAGTTGCCTTACTTCAATGTTACCGCTACCGTCTCTTGTAAGAAATTCAGTATTGGTATTATCAGTTGTTGGTGTTGTGGTAATTTGAATAACCCCGGTAGATTTTATTCTGAACATTTCAGCAGCAGCAGCCCCGGCGGCCATGAGTTTAAAGGATAAATCGAAGTCCTCAGATGCTCCCGTAACATCCGTAGTAATTGCTTCTATGGTTGCCCCTATCTCATTGTTCGCGGCGGAGGTTTCCACTTCAAATTCTATTCCGACACCTATCCCCGCAGCTGGTGTACCGGTGGAGGTTGACGTTATTCTGAATAATTGAGTCACGGTATTCGTCGCGGCATTGTCTGACTCTGCATGCAGTTGCCGATCTGGTGTCGCTGTGCCTATACCTAAGAAACCGGTAGACAATAAAACCAACCTATCTGTACCGTTAGTAAATCCCAAATGATCGGTAGCAGTAGATTTATACACCTGCCAAAACTGACCCGCTGTCCCAATATTATTTTCTACAAATTCTAAGAACGGAGTTTGCCCGGTCGCTGCATTGATCCTTAGTATAGCGTTGGTGGCTGAAGCTGCATTTATTTGTATCTGCCTGCCGCTAACTGGCGATCCCCCTATCCCTAATTCTCCCGCGCTAGTGAATCGAAACTTTTCAGCAGCAGCGGCCCCAGCCAACATTAATTTAAGGCGTAAATCAAAATTCTCACTACCTGCCGTGCCCGATGCCCAAACAGCCTCAAGAATTGCACCTATTTCATTATTCGCTGATGCTGTCTGAACTTCAAACTCCATACCCACACCAATTCCGGTTGCGTGTACTCCTGACGCTGTGTGCGTGATTCTATTAGTATAGGTTACCGAACTAGGTGACGCGTCGTCAACCTCAACATGAAATTTTCTATCCGCTGAAGCTGTCCCTATACCTATGCTTGTGCTGTTTTGAATAATTACAGAATCATTCAAAGATGTTGCAGACGCGGCTTTTGGAATAGCGTTAGTTGAAAGGCCAGAGATACCACCACCACCAACAACCCTGCCTAGTATCTGGAGGTTGGTGCCATCGTAGGCAAGCGCATAAATTTGAGCCGCCGCAATATCTCCTGCCACCAAGGCATCCGCGCCGTTTTTAATAATGCTTTTCGCTCCGAGCGTATTAAGGTTAAGCGTTGCCGCTCCGGTGTTGGCGTTGGTGAATTTGATGTAGTAAACATCACCGGAAGTATACGCGGCTAGTACAGGCGTTAGTGATGCAGTGTATGTGTCAGTGCCGGAAGCTGTGGCTAAATACTTTTTGTAAATATCATCTTTAACGTTAAGGTAGGAATCTCTTATATCCTGCCCAAACTGTCTCATGTCGCCCTCACTTATCTGCCCCGTGGTGTTATCGGGAAAGGTTGTGCCAGAGCTTCCGTATAAATTGCCAAATGATGTACTGCCTAATTGACTCATATTATTTTAATCATAACCTCCACCAAACCCAATCGTAAAACCCGAACTAAACGAAGACCCGCCGCCACTCTCTGTATAATCTATCAGCTCCAAAAACTCACCGTTGAATCTGTTGTTCAATTCGTCAATGCTTCCACTGATCGGCAGATACTTTCTGTCGTCATCATTCGTCATTGAAAAAACATCAAGGAAAGTAAACGGCCTGTTCGGGCTGTAAAGACTTCCTGTAATTTTCTGCCAGGATCTCGCATACTGTACCGCTAATTGTCTGGATAGAGTAAGATGTAAAGACGTTTCTTCCGCGACTCCATCACGCGCCCAAATTTCATAACCAACCCCGTTAACGTCTCTGAAGTAGCCAGCGTAAAGAATATCTGCCGATAAAATATTTGTCGTTTGTGATGAACTACCACTTATTCCAAAAAAGAAAAGTGTGGTGATAAGACTTTGATAACTTCCGTGTGTTACTTCTTTTTCAAGTATGGCTGTATTCCTTGACTCTGCTGGAACTTCACGAACGATTGTATCTACTGACTGTTCACCGTTGGTAAGGAACTCGCAGGTTACTTTATCAAGCCAGAAAGGCGTAGTAAAACTTCCTGTAAGGATTATTTTTGAAACCCTTGTTTTCCTGATCCACTGCCGGGGATTATCAACCGCATGGTAATCGTCGGGCCTTAAAATAGTCGGGCTGCTTTCTGCATCGGTGTTATCTTCAAGTTCATAGTATTCCAAGTAAGATGATCCGCCGGGTGTTGTTTGTACTTCTGAGCGTGTGCCTGTTGGTAAAATGAAATCACCCGCATCAAACGTAGGCCGCGCTTTAAGGTCAGCGTAAGCTATGTATTCAGAATGATAAATGTAGCTGTGGTAAATACGGGCCGTTAAATCAAAGCCTGATGTAGCATCGGCGTGAGGTTGTGGCGCTGTAATTTCCGTTTCAAGGAATTTATCGAACTCGGTGACAAATACCGTAATGATATTAACCGCTGTCGTCCATCCTCCGCCAGCGGTTAAATAGTAATCACCATACCGTACAATTATTCTTACTTTTTGGTACGGAATATTTATGGTTTGGGTGATGTACTCTAATGCTACATTGATCGTACCAACAACCGGGGCCGGGACTTTGTATCTGAATTTAAACCTCAGACTATTCGCAGCGCCCATCTTCACCGTATACGTGTCGCTTAAAATGTAAGCCTCTCCGGTGTTTACTGTGATGTCATCCCCGCCGGTAATTTTCCAGGCTACGTTACTACTATCACCATCATTCACGCGTTCAAGTCCTGATGTCAGCACGTAGTCTGACTGAACTAATTGCCACCCGAAAGTGTCAACCTCACCTATGTAACCTATCCCTGTAACAAATCTATACTTCAACCGAAAATCACCGTTCTCGAAAATATTTTGTCGTAACCCGAGCTTGTAAAATATCCTCACCTTCCCGTAACCAGGACAAAGTTTCATGTAATGATTCACGTCAGATAGGACCGCTTTACCTGTTAAATCAGATCCAGGATTTACTATTTCTACAATTGGATCGTAACTGCTGTTGGATACGTAAACGCCATCAGAATCAAATTCCCGATAGTCGTACTCGTCGATCAATTCTTCAACTCTCAGAATATTCCATACAGCATTCTCTTGGAATAATCTTACACCAAACGGCTCAAGTATTTGCCTTAATACATAGTCACACGTAGGCGCTGCTTCGTGAATGTAATAAGTGTCAGTATCGACATAGGCTTGATCTAACGGGTCATCGGAATCAGTAGCGGCCATTGTTGTGGCGTAAAGATTGATTGCAACCCGTATGTTAATATTTAACCGCGTCTTTTTCAGAATGAAGGCAATCAATTCAATCGCTTTCATACTCCCATTGAAAGGATCTCCACCATCTTGGATGAAAGGAAAATCTTTAAGTGATGGTAGGCCGTCAGTGGCGACAACTTTAACATAATACGGTGACGCCTTGTAATCTTCTTCGTACTGCTGTGGTAGAACTTTGTAAATTCCTTTCAGCACTCCATTGCGATAGAAGTAAGGCCGAAATTCTTCCGGATTGTTGGTGTAAATACTTTGAAATTGAAAGTTTGTTTCGCTGGTTAGTCCTATGGTTACACTTGTCGCTAATATAGTCTCAAACTTATTTTCGCTTCCCTCTCCGCGAAGGTCACGCGTGAAAGCAATATCTGCCCCGATTACTTCCGTCACATCGCCTGTATAAGCGAACTTTGAAATGTCAATTCTGCAAACATGCCCGGCTAGTGAATCAAATTCAAGGCGGTTGAGCGGTCCGTATGCTTCAGTGAATCCGACCGTTACTAGAACGTTGGCGAAGCAGTTAAGAGCATCCCTAAAGTAAACACGGTATTGCCCAGGTAGTAGGCCTGAAATAGTAGCCACCCCTGCGACTACAGCGGTTCCTGTTCCGTCATTGTAAACGAAATCAGAACCTAGTCGATACTGAACAAGCTCAGTACTTGATACACTCAAAGCTATTACTCCGTCTGATTCTGTTTCTCCTGTCGCTGGTGTTATTACAGGCACCCCAATGATTTGTAGATTACAAGTAGGTGGATTAACCGCACATCCAGGGAAGTCAGGAAAACCAATCATCAACAAGTACGGAAATGACATACTAAGGTGAGCTGGTGAAATACTTGTCGTTCCATTACATACACCGTTAGGCACTAAGTACTGTTCTGTGTAAGTCGTTCCTGGAGCTATCGGAATGTCGTTACCTGTAAAGATTTCGATTCCATTTTTAAAGACAGATAACCCGTCTGTAAATCCATGTGGTATTGGTGTGGCGTTATCGTAATAAAAAGTCAATTCATCGCCTGCCACAAACTCCCCGAAAGGGTTGGTGTCAATAAATTGGATTCTATGTACGAGTACGTCTGCCATTTATCCTACTGCTCTTGTGAATGTGTTACCCCTTTGATAGTTCAATAGCATTACCCATAAGTCCTGCCCTTTGATTACGGTGACAAGTTCCGGCGCTGAGTTTTGCATCGAGGTTCCTGTTCTCTGAAATTCAGAACGACTTGAAGAACTTGAAGCCGATCTATTGCTACTTGATAGGTCAGGTCTTTTATTTACAGTGGCATGTAGGACCGTTCCGGCAGCAACCAGGGCAGCCCCGGCGATGATCATGCCTGGCCCGGAAAATGATTTAAAAGCAATCTCACCCACGCCTGTGGCTATCAATGCGGCTCCAAACTGCTGCATGAATCCACCGACGACCTTCAAAACTTCCTTACCGAATTTGGCGGTTCCGGCAGCGGCCTCACCTGCTGCTGCTGCAATTCCTGCGATGACATTTGAAATGCCTGGCCCGATATCAATAAAACTCTGCTTTATCCCTTCTGTAGTTTTCAGCGCCTCCGCTAGCATCCTGCGCATTTGATAAAGGAAATTATCAACCGCTTCCATGTCTATTAAGTCGGATTTACCTATCAATGCTTTCTGTGATTTCTCACCTGGCTTTTTCATCACCAGTTCTTCATTGATTATCTTTTTTATTCGTTCAAGTTTTTCAATTCTCTTTTCAAGGGCAGCATCTTCAAAGGCGAGAAGCCTTAACCGTGTACTGTTTTGAACATCCGTTGTTTCAAATGTTTCATTTACCTCGTTCTGTTTCTTTTGGAGATAGTCAAGAGTTATAATGAGTTTTTCTAAACCTGTGTTTGTTCCTTTAATCCAGTTCGGTGTACTCCGTGGATCAAAAAGTATTCTTATAACGTCTGTTGCTGGGTCTGTAATCTTTACCAGCTTAACACCAAGTCGGTCTGCCCACTCGGCTATTTCCTTTTGCATTTGTATGCTGGCAAGGCTTGCTGTTATTCTCCTATCAAGTGGTAAATTTTTTCTATTAGCTTCTAGTCTGTTGAATTGATCAACAAACTCTTTTAGTCCACGGCTTGTAGCATTCTTTTCTAACGCCTCGTTGATCTGATCAACTAGTTTAACAAGGCTCTCCATCCAGGAGGTAACTTTTGTGTTATTTATAAGCCGGCCGATACTAACACCAACGTTATCCCATGAAGCTGCCAGTCTATCCATTTTGGTGGCCGCGTTATCAGAAAAGCCAGCCATGTTTTTAAGACTGTCTGCTGCAATTTCTCCAACTGCTTTTGCAACCTGTCCGACCGTTGCGGCCTCTGTGCTGACGCCGCCTAACTTCTGACTAAGGGCAACGGCTGATATTCCTAAGTTGTCAAGTATTAATTTTGATTTACGACCGATACCGGTTACGATTGAATCAACTAGGTAGTCTACAGATTGCCCGGTTTGCTGTGCGCGGAGCGTGGCGAACTCCAATAATTTCGGAAGGGCAGCTAATTCGATATCAAAGTTTGACGCCATTACAGCGCGTTTCATTAACTCTAATTCGGAAACGGTGTTACCTGTCGCCTCCTTCAAATCCTTCATTAGGGCGACTGAATTAGGAAGCCGACTAAAGGCAGCGGCTACCCCTTCAGCCTGCCCGGCTAATTTAGAGACAGCTATTCCAGCATCAAGTATTTGCTTGGCACCAAGACCAACACCGAGAACCGCCAATGATTTAGAAATCATCCCGGTGAATCGGCCTAGATTATTTTGAGTGTCCTTTAAAGCGCGATTAAACTCTGCGGTATTTGCAGAGATAATAACCGCCATTCTCGCCAGTACACTATTGCTTGCCGCCACTGTCTTTCTTTATTTTAGATCCCAACCTTGCTTTAGCTTCCTTAAAACCTATTTTTTCTTCTTTGATTTCAGATTGATCGGTTTTATCAAAACTCAATTTTATCAAGTCTGTCGGTTCAATTATGGTGTCATTCTTACCACGCATTACGTTTCTGATGGCAGCCCAAAGAATCCTCGTTTGATTCCATCCATTTTCAAACTGACTTTCTATTGTTTCAGATTGCTTATTGAACTTTTCGATATAGAGCATGAGATCATAAAATGTCAGTTCTTCATACTCCCACGGCTTCAATCCACAATCAACAATTGCAAACTTTCTGAAATCAGGAAAGTCTAATACCGCCCCGTTTATTTCGGGGCTTGTCCGTTTTTTATTTCAGGCGCGTCGAAAGCTTCATTCATAAGACTCAACCCCTCATCAAACCCAAGCTTTTCAATCCACTCTGCGGCATCGTCCTGGCTGTAGTTTTGTAATTTACTTGGCTTCTCTTGCCGGTCATACACCTTAGTACCTGCGTACAGAAAATTTACCAGTGTACTTATTCTTGGATTTGCAAGTTCAGCTCCAACCTCTGCAAGGCTTGCGTTTTGAAGATCACCGAACATGGTAAGAGTCGCCATGTTGAACTTGAATAGGACTATTTTACCGCCGATCTCTTTTTCAACGACACCTTTGAATTGAAGCATTAGGATTTATTAAGTGTGATTTCCGTAGTTCCAGGTTCCCCTGATGTTGAATGTTCCACTGAACACAGTAGCGGCATTCAACGGGCCGGACCAGTTCAGCGTAGGTAGAGAAGCGCGAGCAGCATGGATGTATAACCCGCCCGCAGCAGCAACTCCCATCCTTAGCGCAACTTCAGTTTTGTTTTTATGGACGGCCAGAAGCTCATCGAAGCCGTAAGTGGCGCTGGTGTCGAATGTTCCGTCGAACGTTATTGTCGCGGTGTTTCCGCCGGATAGTGAGTCGTAGGCCCCGTCGTTATCTTTGCAGGTAGCAGGGATTTCTTCGTTTGTCGAAGAAAACTCGTTGTTATTCAAACAACCTATCGCAACATCGTTCACGTAAACGAGTAGAATGTTCCCTTTAATTTTTGTCATTGCTTTATTTTCGGTTTAAAAAAATTCGTTTTCATTTTTGTTCTCGGTGGGTATTCACCCGTATATCTTTCAGCACTTTTTTCTCTGATCAACTTATTCGCCTTCGGCTCCCATACTTCAATCACGGACCCTATCGGGTACGCTTCCCACTTTTTAAGTAGCCTGATCTTCATCTACCAATGCGATAAAACTGCTCGTCTTTACATGTAGACTGTATTGTTCAGAATACTGATCGAATGTGTTTACGTGCCTGATCTCCTGAAATATCACAGAGTTAAAAGTTCCACCATTCGGATGTATCAACGCCTCCACTACTGCGTCGTCAAGTTCTTCGCAGGCTTCATAACTTTCATGGAATGACGATACATCATATCGGTACTCGTAAGTATTTGGTACGGTGCCCTTACAGTCAATCGGCGTCTTTCCTGTCTGTCTTACTATTGAGTAAGGGAATTTTTCAGGCGCCGGGCAGATATTCGGGTAGGCTTTATATTTCGTGTTGGCCTTATTCCTACCGAGTAGATCCTGCGCGTGCTGCTCGTGAGTCAATATGTAAGTGATACCCCTAACCATTTTTTATCGTCCGTCTCATAAACCGCCAAAGTGTTTTCCCGATCATGTCATTGATGGAATCCATAACTCTGTCTTTCGTTCTCTCCCAAGCGGGTTCCATAAATGGCTTCGCTTTCATCACGCCCCGGTTCGCGCCGTTCTTTTTAAGGCTCCGTGGCTTCGTTCCGTACTCAACCAGGTGCCCGGCGTTGCCCTTATATCGTCCCCTGCGCGGCCCTGCCTGTATCAGTCCCAGCTCAGCAGCTTTCGAAAATGGCTCTTTGTACACTCCTATTGAGTCAATCAAATTTCCGGTAGGCCCTTCCGGTGCCATCAACTTCGCGGTGTCCACTGTTACCTTTGCTGCTGAAGCGTGGGCCTGCTGTAGAACTTTATGATTGAGTTGTAGCGGTAAGCCTTTCAGCACCGCGTCAATCTCTTTCGCTCCGGTAAGCCTTAGTTTTACGTCCATACCTCAGTATCCAATAAGTAGCACATCACATCTAAGTATCTTTCCCTTCCGCTGTTGTTGATCAACACTGCGGTGATCTCGTAAACCCGGCCATCCCTCACCAATCTGTTTTCCGTGTTGATATCGGTCCGGTGATCAACTATAGCCTTCGATTGCTGCACGTATGTTATGCGGTCTGCGATCACCACGTTATCACCTTTCAGATCCACCCACTTTGCCGCTACTGTTGGATCGGTGTTAACCTCAACCCATCCGGTAATTTTATCCTCGTTTACCAGGTTGCTTCCGAGAACCTTTTGGATGAAGGTTACCTCTCTGTCCATTTCGCCGCGCCTTATACTTGACTGTAGCATACTGGTTTACCCTTGTCTTTGAATTTATCCCACGGCCAAATATTCACTTCGCTTTTAAAGTCCATCGCGAGCATACCTTCGTATCGAACCATGCGCGGGTAAACTTTGATGTGCGCTAAATTGTCCATCATTGTATCGTCCAGGCATTTGTTAAGTTCTTTCCGGTATAAACTTCCACCTAACTGTTCAACTACATCGCGCCTGATACATTTACCAACTCCAAGTACTGAGTAGTCATAGTCAAATTCTCTTGCTTCCTTCGTGTGGAAATTGACAAACGTTACCCGGCTTACACCGAAAAACTTTTCCTTACTTTCAAAGAACGGCTGATAGATTTCGTCAATCAGTTTCGTTTTAATCACGCTGTCGGAATTCATCATCATCAGGTATTCCCAATCTTTGAACTCCAGGGCACGTTTGATCCCTTTGTTTATCTTGTCGCCTAAAGGGTTGTTATCAGCGTAAATCCAATTAAAGCCGTAATCATCACAAAACTGTATGTACTCAGACTCACTTATCACACACAGAACTCGTAACTCATGTTTTGATTCTGCGATCAACTTTTTTAATTCATCAAAACAAAACTTCGTTACCTCAGGACGTTTCCACAACGGTATAACTATCTTAATCTTCAAAACTCATACAATTTATAAGTGTGGATCAGCGCGATAACATGCTCCGGCATTGTAGTTATTGGCCTTTTATCCTGATCGTCATCACCACGTTTTGTAAAATAGAATGCAACCAGTTCTTTAATTGCGTGCCTTATATCATCCGGAACTGCAGACGCGGCGCTACCGAAACCAGCAGTAAACGCTATTTCTATCGCATCCGGTCGCCCGTACTGCAGTTCTGGATAAGTGACACTGTACTTTCTTACTATTCGTGCCGGGTCGGTTGTTGTCACAACCCAGTAATAATCTGATTCAGTCAATGTGGTTAGTGTGCCGTCAGTTGCACGGTACTTTACCACCGGGCTGGCTGGCCCTGGTGATGCACCCGCGATCTGAAGTTTCCCGAAAGGAATAAGTAACTCGCTACACCATCTGTCGTAGTAAACTTTCCAACTTTGAGTGATCAAAGCCCGGTGCAGGTATCTTTCGATCTGTCCTCGCGCTGTACTGATCAAACCGGTGATATGGGTGTCTTTAGAAGTTCCGGATACATTTAAATGCGTCTTTGCTTCTGTGAGAGTCACCGGCTCAATCGCTGGCCCACTTACTAAAACTGTTTTATGCACGGATGTAGACCTTTCGCTGTTTAGGTTTAGAAGTGCCAGCCTTTTCTTTCACAGGCTGGACTTCTTGAACTTTCGTCACCATATCGATTGCTACCCGTTAGGAAGCGGAAACCCTCATGTACTTCACAGGATGGGTGCCAGCGTCCAGAAGATCCGTATCAAACCTCCAAAAAGCGCACAGCGCGATCTCGTCAGTGTCACCAAAACGTTCTTTCAGTCTGACAAGACGCATGGAGTTTACATACCTCAGGATGAACTTTTTGAAGTCACCAAACAGCGCAATTTTTGCGTTATCATTTAACGTTGTTGACCCGCTGGTAAAAGCTGCCATGTCATCATTGATGATATACTCATACCCTAGTATGGTGGCCGGTGCATTATCACGGAACGAAGGAACCCATAGTGGATATCCAACCGTAGCGGCGAGGGAAACTTTCTTAACCTCCTTCAATACTGAATCATGGAACATCCATTTAGCGCCCCTCCGGCGATAAGCAGAACCTACTTCGTGTTCCAGGTTTATAAAGTCATTCACAGCCAATGCCGCGTCATCTGCGGTGTTGTTACCGTGTGCTGCGGCAATCGTGATGCCTTTTGGCTTGCTTGAACCATCAGCCAGCGTACCGTAGTAGTTGATACCACGGCCCATGCGTTCAGTAAGGAAGTCGGTAACAATGCCGACCATATCAAAAGCGGAATCCTCCACAATCTCAGAGGTAAGTCGCAACATACCAGAAGTGATCTTGTACGCTTCAAACTGTTGGTTGGCATCAGTGATTTTTACAGCCGAGGTTTCAGCGCTCACGGCCTCACCAATCAGATAAGCGCGATTCATAGTATCGTTTACTTTCGGCCAATCAACTGTATTACCCTTGTCTGTTCTCCAAATACGGGCCGCTTGCTGGATACCGCCAAAGTCCAGTAATGCTTTTTCAAGCTCGGCCTGGAATCCCTGCGGAATGGTGTAACCGCCGGATCCGTCGGAGGTTGTTTGTTGCGCGGCGCGCGTCATGCCGAGTTTTTCGTACTCTTTTGCGATGAAGTCGTTATCGTCTTTTTCTGCTTTTGCTTTTTTGAAAAGCCCTTCCGCTTCTGGTGATATAGACCCCTTGAGATAAAGCTCCTTCAGGGCTACGTTAAGGACTTCGCGAGTTTTCTCCGGTGACATATCACCCGGTTTCAGGGTATTTTCCACCGCTGTCCGTTGTGTCGATTCTTCGATTTCTTTCTTTTCGAAGTCCTCAAACTTCTTCGCCTGCGCCATGAGTGAATCGAACTCTTTGTTCCACTCATCGAATTTCACATTGTCCTCCGGAGTGGTTACTTCTTTCGCGTACAAGTCTTTTATATTCCTGTACAGCGCCTCCGCCTTCTTCTTCAGTTCGTGACTCTTTGCCATTTTCTTAGTTGATTTGTAATTGTTTTTCTGTTATTGCCATCCTCATAGCGAGGCGTTTTTTCTTTGTTGTTTCGATTTGCTCGACTTGTTTTTCAGTGACTTTTCCCTGCACGTGATCGAGAACTTCCTGCACCGTCATGTTCCTGATATCGCGCATGCTGATTGTTTCCGGCATGAAGCGCATGAGATAACCTAGCGCCGCGTCTGCATGGTGAGCAATTGAGCGCCCTACAGCTTTAGGGTTGGAAGGAATGTTTACGATAGAGAACTCAAGTAATTCCTGTCCAGCGAAGTAGTATGTTTCGTTTTTACCGCCGCTTCTTTCTTCGCCTTCACCGTACTTACCATCACCTACCTCCAAGATCCAACAGAGGTGGCGCGAAGGGTGCCGTTCAATACCTTTTGGAAAATCTTTTCTGCTAGCGGGTTGATTTCTTTCGTCTCAAAGGTTACTGCACCGATAAGTTTTTCACCTTCAAGGAATGCGCGACCAGGGCCGAGTACGTCGTCAGGGTTTGGAGCGCTGCACATATTTGCCCCGTAAACATTGTGCTGATATCCGACGATAGGGTTGAGGTTAAAATTTTCCAGCTCCCAACCTTTCATATTTAACACGGTCCTATGCCTGTCTTTGTCGGCAGACGAAATGATAAACTCAACCGTCCGGCTTTCCTCAGCTTTCTTCCGGTCGAACTCTCTTATATTTCCGAATGCAAATTTTTTCATGCTGCTTTGTCCTGTTGTGGTTGTGATTGTTGTTTTCCGAGCATCTCCACCGGCATCATTGTTCCATTCATGAAGAACTTATCGATTGACTCGGTGCCTTCCATTGGCCATCCTTCCGCCTCGCGTGGCTCCGATGGTTTGAGTATTCCGGTCTGCACCGCTGAATTGTATACCTCGTACCTGGTTTTGATATCGCCTTTTATCAGGTCGTCCAGGTTGAATTGAGACATAAATTTTCCGCGCTCTCCTTCAAAGAATAGTTTTTTGTCTATTTCCTGCTGGAATCGGCTTGCCCACGGAACGGCTACATCTTTCGCAAATGATCTTTCTTGGCTGTCGATGTTGGAGTAATTCGCGTCATCCAGGATCCCGATTTTGTGCGGAGGCATCCGGAACCATCCCGCGATTTCAGAACGGTCGAATTTCTTCGACTCCAAAAACTGTGCATCATTCTGTGGGATGGTGAGCTGCTGGTATTTAACCCCTTCTTCAAGGACGATTGTTTTGAATCTGTTTTTCGCTCCGCTGTGTTCTTTCTCGAAAGACTCTTTCAGGTTTTTTTGCTCCTTTCCTCCAAGTGTACCTGGTGTCATTAGTATACCGGAAGCCTTCCCACCATTGGTATAAAAAGCCCCTTCGTGCTGAGTTTTTACGATTGAATTGGCTAGTGTCTCGCGCTGCACCTGCGCTGTGCTGAGTCCGAGGATCCCGTTTGTGCTGAAGTTCTTCAGGTGGATCATGTCGTCGGACATGACTATCTCCGCCTTTCCTTCTTTGTTCCACTCATAGTAGAGTTTTCCGCGCTCGGTAATCTTTGGCGTTATATCGTAAGCCGGAATGAGATGGATCTCGGTGGCGTTGGCGAAGCGGTCGCGTTTGATCCTGGAATAGCCATTACCCCATGAAGCGGCCCATACCACCATAGCAAAAACCCATTCGAATCGGTTTACGTCAGGCGATGGTTGCGCATGAAGTAGCCAGTAATTTGGGTGTGAAGTGTTTGCGCGGGTAGCCTTGCCGACTTTCTCGACTACTTCAAGGTCCATCGAGGCCATTGTCTCACCGAGAACTTTTAAGCAGGAGTAGTAAGCGCCGACGCCCAAGGCTTTTTCTTCATTTACGACGATGTTCGCGGTAGTTTTTTCCGCGCCCATTGCGTCCATGAAATGAGAAAGAGAAGTAGATGGGTTTTCCAACGAAGCACGTAGCTCCGGATAGAAATAGGAAAGCGTATGCCTTATAAACCCATTTTTCACCTTTGATTTTGGAATAACCAAAGGTCCTTTTGATAACTAAGGTTTTAGGTTAAAGACTTTAACTTTCATAATTGGGCATAAAAAAGCCCGGTTTGTGGGCCGGGCTGGAATGTTATTGGAGGGGCTGTTTATTTGATCAGTTCGTCAAAAAAGGCTTCGCGCTCGTAGGTGTTCAGGTCTATAATCACCACTTTATTTTTCACGAACAGACTGCCGAGTTCATTAAATATGCGCACCTCCATCGCGCGTGATGGGTTGAGGATGGCCGGGCTGGCGTAAATGTAGTTCTGCCCATGAATAACATGCGCATTGGCTACCGCCTGCGCTTTCGTTGTGGTTTCAGCGATCAGGTTATTAGTCGGGATGGTTACACCGCGTTCTGCGGCCTCGGCTATAAAGGTGGTAACATAATTCTCAAGCTCAGGGGCTACTGAATAAGAGGTTTCGTTTTCTTCGCAGGCGAAGGCCACAAGAAGGAGGGCCGCAAAAATGTATTTTTTCATAAGGGAAGTGATTTGTTTTTGTCTTATAATAAAAGTAGCAACAATTCAGCCAACTTCCACCGCTTTTCCTTTAATACACATGTGCCTGTACCATTCATAGGGATAAATAGCAATTTTTCCGGCGATATATTCGCGCATCTGGCTGGTTTGCTGCAGTCGTAAGGTGCCTCTATATTCGTTTACCCACGGTGTTTCCCCGCTTTTTAAGCAGTCCATAAGGAAGGATTTGCGCCAAATTGAGGGCTGATGACTGACTAAATACTTGGAATTTGGCTCGAAAACCATACCATCTAGTGTGTAAAACGAGGCTTTTGGGCTAATTTGGAGGCGAAAAAGGCCGTATTTCATAACAATCCTACATAGCTCGGCTAAATCTGGCGGTTTTTGGGTCGGCCAGTGGTCTTCCTGCATGTATAGGACGTAATCTGACGGGATCTGCTCGAGTAATCGCCGTAGCCGGTCGGACCATTCACCAGGGCCGGAATAGAGCATTTTGAACGGTGGGCCTACTGTGTTTTCTGTTGGAATGTCTGATCCGAAGTAACATTTATATCCTTCCAGGTTCCAATTTTCGCGGAATGCCTTGTAATACCCTGGCCATAGGTGCGCGTAGCCGTCGAAACTATGAACGAGTAGAGAGAGTGTCATTCGGAAACCATTTTTCCACTAAAAATAGTGCCTCGCTTAACCCCGTCGAATAACTTATATGTTTCTGCGTCGCTTGTGCTGATGCTCTTTAAAGCCGGATGATCGACAACCTTGAAATAAATAGTACCTTTTCGGCGGGTGGTGTAGACAAGTTGAAAAGACAAATCCGCGTTACCTGGCACATACAAGCCCTCAAATGTAAATTCTTTATGTTCTGTCGGTTCGGTGAAGGTAGATTTTTCCATAGCCACAGGATATGGAGCCTCCGTTAATACACCGATTCTTTTTCCGTCAATACAAATTTCTAAGTTTTCCATTGTGAATCACAATTTAATAAATTCATCCCATGTGATCAGGTTGAGTAGTTCTTTTCTGTTTTCGTTGAAAAAGTCCCAATTCAAATACGAATATGGTTTATAGTATACATCATTAAGGCCCTTTGTATTTGAGTATACCAAGCATCCGTTATCAATATCCACTGTATATGTGCAGTGTTTTTCTAAACCAACCGCAAACTTATAAACGTCACCATTCCAATGGCCCCGAGCGGTTGGCCGTGGCACTATGGTATGTTCTTCCTGTAATGGGTTACAGTCATGTAAAACTATGAACCCATTCGGTGAAAGGATATTTAGCGCGTTCTCGAAATCTTTCTTTACCTGCTCGGCGGTATGGAGGCCATCGATGAAGATAAGATCTGCGTTCCATCCGAGTAACTCATTGTCTTCTATCCACCTTTGATCACTCCACCATCGATTGAAAAACTCATCGGACGTCATACAAAAAGTAGCCCTAGCGTTTGGATCGGGGTCTACCCCAATTTTATGTACCCCGCAAAGAATCTTATCGAAATTCAATTCCGGAACCTGCACACCTATTTCTAAATATCTTCTTAGGCGATATTTTTCTACAAGGTGGTTGAGTAAATCTGTTCTGTTAGGCATACGGTTTGTTCCTTTTATCGTTTCAATTACTTTACCCACAGCTTCATCGACTGTTATTTTTTTCCTGAGTTCTCCCATAGTTTGTAAATTATTTCCGCTGCTTTTTTACGGCTCATACCGGAATCACAGCACAGCTTCATAGACGAATCAATTTTATCCTTAGTGACGCCTAATAATTTCAAGGCTTCATCTTCCAAGCCTGTTTCATTTCTTTATCCTTAATATGCCAATACCTCCCCACCAAGATGCTTTTCTTTCCTCCAATGTGCCGAGAGTATACCCTTTTAATTCGTGCATTTCAAGTAAAGTAAATCCTAAATCTTTCACCGCTGACAGGCTGCAGGTTTTCATTTTGCTTAGGTCCCAATCGTCACACACGAAAGTAAATTCCTTAGCCAGCGCCCCGGCGAAGTGCATTAACGCATTGTATTGAGCTTCGGCGGTGTGTGCACCGTCGTAAAAGTAAAGGTCAATCGGCTGCTTTATTTTTTTAATGTTAAAGCTGAACGCGTCACCTTCATGAAACTCAAATTTAGCATCTTTGGTATTATCGAAAAACTCCTGCCTTGTGCCGGGTGACATAATGAAGTTATCAATAGCCACCGCATAAACTGGATTATTATACAGCGCCGCGAGTAGTGTTGAACCTTTGAAGCATCCTACCTCCAAATATGCTTTAGATTGAGCGACAAGATTATTCAGCAGGTGCCACACTTTAGGGCTGCTGAGTCCATCAAGTTTATGGATAACTTCTGCCGTTAGTTTCGATTTGCCGAAGTTGGCGCTGTCTATTGCTGTTTGAATGTTCATTCTTTTACAAATTTTATGAATTTAGGTTTATCGTTTACGGACTTGAAAATAGCTGTGTACTTAGGCGACGCGCATTCAATAGTTTCGTCGAATAAGTTCGATGTGCCGTGAAATTCAACTACCCCAAAGCCTCTTTGCTCTTTGGCTTCAAGTTTAAAAACAGAAGCAAGTTCTATTTCTATTAAAGGCCAATTCCTATCGGCCATAATTTCATTTGTCACATTGAAGTGTCCGCGTCTCATTTTATTTAAAGGAATTACATTGAATTAATTCTACTGGTTCAAATCCTAAAGTAGTGAGCATGTCGTCTAAATCAGATTGCAAAAACCCAAACCTTATAACGTAGTCGGGGGTAGCGTCCAAAAAATATGCTTCTGGTTTGAGCATTAGACTTATGTTATCAACCCCCTTTCTTTTAACTTCAGCTACCAATTCATCTAAAGTCATTCCGTGTTTTGGCCCATGCCCGTATGCGCTTTTTATCCTGTCGTCGTATGGCCTGGTGATCGTGAATAGTTTATAGTCAGGATAATTTTTTCGGAACCATGACGCGGGAAGGTGTCTATCAACTATCACCATTTTTAGCGCATTGCAGACGCTCACCCCGCCCGTGCGCGGGATATGGCAAAACGCTAATTTTCTCTTATGGCATACCGGCATTTATACCTTCAGTTTGTGGTGATAACTACGAGACTTCACCCCGCAAAATGGATCGAACACGCTGCCCACATCAATAAAAGTGTGAGGAAAGTCGGCAAAGTCGTCAATCAATACTTCACTCATCATAGATGCCGCGAACAATACGACCGCGTTGTAGGCTCCATCAACGTGAAATTCTACCTGCTCCCTGATCGATTTGTACTGTAGCCAGCAGTCTTTGTAAAGAGTTGTGATGTGAACACAGTCGAAAAGTTTTGAAAGGTGGGGAGGCCCGACCATTATAACATACCTTCCAAGTAGCGCGTCGGTAAATTTCTGTAGCTCCCCGTCAATGCTTGCGCTATGGAGTACGTCAGAGTTTACCCAATTGATATTTAACCCGCTGCAAAATTCTTTTATCTGTTCTGACCGCGCGTAAGTGGGCGACATAGATAACGGCTGAATACCTACGGTGTATTTTGGTTCCGCTAACACCACCCTGCGTAAGGCTTCGCCGAGGTCAGGAAAGTATTTATGCCCGTCGCAGTTCTGGCCGAGCTTGTTAAAGATGCAATTCCATTCACCATCCCCAAACCTGGAAAACTTAAAATTCTTGTAGCTTTTTAAGTCGTCGATCATTTTGGCGTAAGTAATTTTCTCATCCTCTACACCTTCCATGAACCACCGGCCGGTAGCCTCGTCCCTGTACGCTTTAATGCTGTCCATGAATTCGTCTTATTGTGTTATACATCTCGTTTCTGTGAGGTTTGTGTAAATGGGGTATATGAATAAATTCAGTTCGTTGGGTGTAGTTCCACTCCATACAATAATGCGCGTTAGGCTGTTTCCAGTTCGTATGTCCGAAAGCTACCTGATCCCGCGAGCTGTATTTTAATACCTGTTCCCACCATGCTTCACAGAATTTAACGGTGTTGCGTTCCTTTTGACGCATGAGTATACCGGAAGAAATTAGACCGTTATTTTTCGGGAGGCCCATATCTTCGTAGTCTGCATACTGCCTGGCTAACTTACCTGGATCATCCTTTTTTCCCTTCATGCAGGAAATAATATCTGTGTAAATGCAGTCATCAAACGGGTGCCGAATCGTTGTGAAGGGTGCCTGAAATCTTCTCCACCACCTACTGAGGTCGATGTTTATGAAGAATGTTGCGTCTATCCACATTGAGAACTCAGTTTCGATACACTTATGGAAGTTGATTTTATACCAACGCGCTGTTTTAACCGGACCGCAGTCCATCACAGGAACTTTTATTATCTCCCACGTCTCGCTTTTAAGGTCCTGATCGGTGAAGCAGACGTAACGCCAGTGCTGGTTTTTTACGAAAGGCTCTTTTAGATCGTCGTAGTTTCCGAAGATGGCGGTAAAAACTGTCTTTGTCATTTAAGATGATCCTTGTTAGATAGTCCATTCATAAGCCTGTACGTATGCCACACGTATACACTTTCCATCCGGTAAATTTTTTTACCGCGCTCCAAAACATTTCCGGAGAAATCATTATCGACACCTAAGCACTTGCCGGACTCGCTGAACTTAATTTCGTTCCATGTTTTTTTACTGATCAGCATTAGAAACCCGCTGATTACGTGCTTTATTTCACTGACCATCACCCCAAATCTTTTCTGATTGTAGGCGAGCTGAACATGATACTCAACATTTGTGTTATCGCTTATATGCCCGTTGAGTAGTTGATCGGTAGATAGTGGATGAATACGATTTGTGTAGCAGGTAAAAATTCCAGCTTCCGGATAGTTTCGTGTATACTCGTACATTAAGTTGATTGCGTCATAGGTCAGCAGTAAAACATCGTGATCCATGAAGCAAACCCAATCATTTTCACCAACACCTCCGAACGCCTGGTTGTACGCCTTGCCTAGATTCTTATCTTCTGAAAATGGAATTTTAACGTGAATCATTTTTTATGTCTGTATGAATAGCTCGCCTTATAACTTCCGTGATCTGAGTACCTACTTTTTCCAAAATAATGTTCATGCACTTCTTCGGCTTTGAAATAGGCATCGGTTAAACTGATATCCTCTTTCCGGAACGACATCACCAATTCATCGAAACTTTCCGCGCTCATGGAGGCATTTTTAAGAAGGTCCTTTGATATTGTCACTATATCGCATTTGCTTCCGTCTGTATGTATGAAGGTGTATTTTATCCCCATCTTAGTCGATTGTTATTACGCCGCGCTCACTGTAAACTGATTTCTTCGGCTTGACTTCTATCCAATTACGCACTGCCATTGCAAGGCTTACCCACGGATCAATCTTTTTATAGTCCTTTGGTTTTACGAATTTCTCCCTGAGTTCGTCATCGGTTTTTACTAAAATATTCTCAAGGCACCACGTAACCACTGCGTTACCGTTATGAATAAACTGCGCCGCTTTAATTTTCTCTTCAATTTTTTTTATTCCTACACTCAAGCCGTAACCTTGCTTTTCAATTATGGTTTCTATATCTAATTCATCCTGTAATTCAACGGCCATGTCAACCGTATTCCATTCATCATAACCCATTATAACTATTGAAAATTTGTCGCTGACCTTAATAATCCGATCCTTAACCCCATACGGGCCAACGTGTGTCCCTGCAACAATTTCTATGAACCCTAATTCCTCCCATTTATCATAAGGGATGTTGAATTTATCCTTTGATGTTTTCGCGCTCGCTTCGCTAATCCACAGAAACCAGAATGGAATTAATATATCGGAATCCTCAAACAGAACGCAAAGAGAACTTATATCTTGAGTGCTGGACCTATCAACACCAAGCCAGCAGGGTTGCCCTATAAAGTCATCAATCTTTAAATCTTTATTCTGTAATGATGTCCATAGTTCGGTTTTCAGCCAACGTGTTTCTGAGGATGTCCACTGCCCGAGCCGTAACCGCCGGAAGGTATTTTCACCGGAAACATCATTCTTAACTTCGTTAGCTTCCGTTCTGATTGTGCGCCTTAAATTCTCTGAGTAGTCATATAGAGGGTTCGCTTTTCGCCATGTATCTTCGGAATAGATATCGTCATCTGGTGAGGACTCATATATCACACACCAAAAAGAATCGTCATTTATTGTTCCGCTTAATATTTTTTTTGAGTACTCGTAACGATTGAAACAGATTGAAAGCAGGTCGCTCCCTGGTGTTGTAATCACCCACATGATCGGGTTTGTACGTTGCGCCATTGACGTCTTCAGGTTGTCGTGAAGGTCCCTGTTTTTCGCTACGTGTAGTTCATCATAGAAAACGCCGTGTGAATTTTTGCCATGTTTAGTGTCTGACTTAGCGGTGAGTTTTTGAATGTAGGAGTGTTTGTATGTTACTGAGCTTTGAAACCGCTTCATTGTTCTATTCAACTGAGGGTCCAATTCAATCATCTTTGACGCCGCGTTGAACAGCAGCCCGGCCTGCTCATCGTCACCTGCGCAGTTGTAAATCTGCGCCCCTTTCTCACCGTCATTCCCCAACATAGCAAGTTCGTTGGCTGCCATCATTGTGGTCTTTGCGTTCTTTTTCGGAGTCTGGATGTACACGTAATTGATCATCCGGCGACCGCCTTTCTTCTCCTTTAACCCGTAGACCGGGCGAATAATCTCGTCCTTAAAAACATCAGGGAGTATAAGCGGTTTTCCGTAAAGGTCGCCCTCCACATGACGGCAGTGCTTCTCTATAAAACGAATCTTCTCAGCGGCCGCAGCCTCATCATAGTAATATTTGCTTTTAAGTTGTTCGAAACGTTCTATAGGTGTCATTTCAATAAACTCAGTTCCGCCCCTTCATCCCTTTTTATCGATGGCACCCGGTACAGATCTGCCGGGGTCAACCCAAACTTTGCGCATAACCGCTCCACTGTTTTCGTGTTCATATCCATAATCTTCTCCCACTTGCCATCCTCTGGGTTGGTGATCAATTTCTTTTCCGCTTCCAGGGTCCGGTAGTATGCCCACGCAAGCCTGCGCATGGGTATGACCGTGGCCTTAGTCATGTACCCTACCGGCTTCAGCACGTTCCCGATATCCCGCCAAATCACCTGCGCATCAAGGGGCCAATCTGAAGGAACGTTAGGCACCTTCTCGAAAGCCTCGTATGAAACCGTAGGTAAAACCTCTTTCGATGGCTCAAAAGTGCCCTGCATTTCTTTTACTTCCTGCGAAATTGGCCTCATTTTAAAGTATTTAGAACTAAACCTTTAGTTTCAAACATTGCGTAGCCAGAAACGATGCTG